ACCATCGAGCTGACGCCTGAAGAGATCGCAGAGATCATGTCTCGCCCGCAACCTGAACCTCCTCCGGTGCTCACCACCGAGCAAAAGCTGGAAGCAGCAGGTCTGACGGTGGCGGAACTTAAAGAGCTGTTCGGACTCCCCTAACGTGGGCAAACCTAAATCAATGACGAAGGTGGTCCACGTTCCAGGACCTCCTAAAAAAACCCGTCAAGGGCAGGGACAACATTCTCTGCCTAAAGGAACTCGCAAACTTTCACGCGGTCAAGGCCGCTAATCAAATGCTTACTTTTCTTGGTCTTAAAGTTTCCTACGAAACTCTTGCCTTCCTGGCTCTGTTTATTGCTTCTGAAGTTGTTGGTAACAGCAAACTTAAGGAGAATAGCATTGTTCAACTTCTTCTTAATGCCGTCAACTCTTTGAAGCCTTTCCGTTCGGAAGACGACAAAATTAAGCGCATTAAGGATTCCTTTAAATGAGCACTAAAAAGAAACAGGACGACTTTAGCAAGTGGCCCAGCATCAAAAACGCCAAGGGTCCTAAAGAAACTCCGGTCAAGTACGACTCACATATGGGGCTGTTTGCACCTATGGTTAAGGAAGCAAAACGGCGGGAATCTAAAAACAATCGTCGCCTAGCTTAACCATGACGGTTCTTGCTGTCCCTCAATATTATCTCCAAACCGACTCCGCTACCCAACATGGAGACCGCATGTGCTTCTCTAGTACGTGTGCCATGGCGGTAAAATACCTTAAACCAACCGCTCTTCTGGGGACTAATGCTGATGATAACTATCTCCGTACCGTTCTTAAGTATGGAGATACCACTCAATCAGTCGCACAGATCCGTGCTTGTTCCCATTATGGAGTCAAAGCATCCTTTTTAAAGAATGGCACCCGTACAACTCTTGAAAAGGAGCTTGAAAAGGGCTATCCGGTGGGGTGTGGCATCCTTCATAAGGGTCCTGCTCACGCTCCAACGGGCGGTGGACACTGGTTACTCGTGGTAGGACTTACGGATACCCATGTGATCTGCCATGACCCCTTTGGAGAAATGAATAACGCGAATGGAGGTTACCTTAAGCCTGGTGTTGGGGGTAAATATGTCCCCTATTCGTGGAAAAACTGGTCCAAACGATGGATGGTAGAGGGTAATGGCTCTGGTTGGTACATGACCTTTCGGAAAATCCCTTAAATACACACTTTTACTTAATAATCATGGCTTCTATTACGACTGATGCCGTAACAACTGCGGGTACATTCCTTACGGAACCCAGTACTACGGCATTTTCTCTTGGGGCATCGCGTTCCATTACTCTTGCGGCGACAAGTGTAAACCAAGCACTGACGACAACGTGTCGTTTTGTGTCAATTAAAGGTGCTGGTGGTAATCACTGTCATTATGTAATTGGTGTTGGCGCTCAAACTGCTACTGCTTCGTCTCATTACCTGCGTACTGGCGAACGGATTGTACTAGCAGTTCCTCCTAATGCTAACATTGCTGCTATTCAAGGTACTGGTGCTGCTACAACTTTGTATATCACTGAACTTGCTGATTAAGCATGACACAACGTGCTAACGAAGAACAATTCAACGAGCTTCACGGTCTTGTAACAAACGAACTGATTGGTCGAATCAAGTCTGGCGTTGCTACCACACAGGATTTAAAAGCCGCCGCTGATTGGCTATCTAAGAATAATATTACGGGCGTTCCCGTGCTTGGTTCTCCACTTGCCACCCTCTTTAGTAGTCTTGAATTGGAGATGGAGGATGTCGAAAGGGCCATCCGATAACGATGATGGGGAACTGTCCACAATGCTTAGGAACCTAGCGGCTACCGCCTTCCTGGGCCTCTTTAGTTGGCACTTAATCACCCTACATAACATTGCTAAATCAGTGGAAGTACTTGTCGAAAGAGTGAGTGCCTCCAACACTAGGATTGAGCGCCTCGAAAACGAAGTATTCTTTAAGGAGTCTCTTGATGGCGCCCCGAAAAACAACAACCCCTAGGCGTAGTGCTGCGTATTATCGGAATAACCCCGAAGCATACGCAAAGAAACTAGCCTATGATACCAAAGAAAACAAGTCCCCACAGGATCGAAAGTATCGGGCCGAACTTGCTGATGCGCGACGGAAACGTGGCGTTATGGGTAAGGGGGGCTCTGATCTTTCCCACACCAAGAGTGGCCGTTTAGTAAAGGAATCGCCCTCAAAAAATCGCGCCAGAAACGGTCACAACGGTAAGAGTTCCAAAAAATGAACAAAGGAAACGCCAAGCCTCCGGGTCTTTACGCCAACATGAATAAGCGCCGGGCTGCCGGAACCAGTCGGCCTAAAAGTAAAAGCACTGTGTCTCCTAAGGCATATGCAAATATGAAAGCAGGCTTCCCTAAGAAAAAGAAGTAAACCACCGCAGTAGGCACAATGCCTCTCAAAGATCCTTCTGAATACCTTTACAACCTAAGGGCCATGACTTCCTCTGAAGCTAAAAGATTGTGGCGTAGATCTATCAAAGAACATTGGAATAACCAGTGTGTTTATTGTGGGTCTACAAAAGATTTAACCCTAGATCATGTCACTCCAAAAGCTCGTGGAGGTCACGACATTACATCAAATGTTGTACCTGCCTGTCTCAAGTGTAACCAGTCTAAAGGTTCGAACCACTGGTTATCTTGGTGGATTGGTCAAGACTGTTTTGACCACTCTAATTTCTCTAAAGTCCTTTCTTGGACAACTAGCTAGTTCTCTTATTTCTTAAAACTATGTCTACTACTGCTGACTCGACCACTTACGGTTCTATTTCTAACGCCCCTGGTAAGCGTGATGAGAACCAACAAACCAACAAAGTCCACACCACCACTAATGTGTCTGATGGTGTGACCACCACCACCACCGTTGCTGCCTCCTATGGCGCTGCTGCCACTACTGTTGCTCTTAACGCCACAGTGGATGCTGCTGAGACTGCTATCAACACTGTTCGTCGTGCTCGCACTACCCCCTCTACTCTTCCTACCGCAAAGGTAACTGGCCTTGCTACCCGTAAGGAGACTGGTGCTGTTGCTTCCTTTGGTACCCGCGTCAATGGTTCTGGTTATACCAATGGCACCTATACCAACGTTGCTTTGAGTGGCGGTACTGGTTATGGCGCTACCGCTAACATCACCGTTTCTGGTGGTGCTGTGACTGCTGCTACCCTCGTGCGTGGTGGTCAGTGGTATCTCGTTGGGGACAGCCTGTCCTGTCAACTGATCGGCCCCGGTACCTTGTTTGCTCTGCCTGTTGCTACCATCACCCAGGGTTGAGGTTATGCCTGCTAAAAAGAAAGGCCCATCAATGCGTGAAAATCAGCAACGTAAGCTGACCATGCAAAAGATCGCCAAAGGCGGTCCACAAAAGAGTGGTGTTAAGAAGCCCGTCTCTGGACCCACAAAGGCTGATGCTAAGTCTTGGCAAAAGATGAACCAACTCAGTTCTGCCAAATCCGCAAAGGCTGCTGAACCTCGGCCTCGGACTCCTGCTCCTGGGACGGGCAACGTGCTTCAATCTGCCATTGACCGCAGCAAGGCCCTTAAGGATGCTGCCCGTCAAGCCAACCGTAGTCGTGTCGCTACTCGTGACGCGGCTCGTGCTTCTGGTGCCAAAGGTGCCGTGGCAGCGCTTGCCGGAGCAGCCGCAGAAAAGGTTCTTGGTCCTGCCGCAAGGAAGGCCGGTGGTGCTCTTGCCAACCGCGTTCTGAAGCCCGCTGCTCGTAAGCTGGATGATGCCATGCCTGGTATCAACAGCAAGGACGAGGCTCGTCGTCGCAATGCCCAAGCAGCCGCCAAGGGCTCGACCTCCAAGTTCAAGGGTGCCCGCGATGCTGCCGTGAAGAAGGCCTCTGCCATCAAGGGTAGCCCCGTCGTTGGACCCCGTAAGTCCTTTGACGATACCTTTAGGAATGCCCGCAAAGCCAACAAGAGCACCTTCACCTGGAAGGGGAAAAAGTACACCACTGAGATGAAGTAAGATGGCAGCTTATCAAGGCGGACAACGATCCGCAGCAAAGAGTCCACGCAAACCAAAGGCCCCGAGTCGTCGCCCAGTACGCGCTTCTGATTCAAGAACAAACTTTCCT